CCCTTGTCCAAAACGGTTTTCTCCTGGTTGGAGTAGTCGAAGGACAAGTCGGTGATGATGATGCCAGCTTCATCCTGGGGGATGCCCCAGTTGCCGGTAGTGCCAAGGAAAGTCGCGGCCATTTGACCGCGTGCGGCGTGTCAACCGCAGTCAGATCGCCGAGACGACGGCCTCGTAACTGAGAACCGATTCACGCCCGCGCGCCTCGTCCGGTGTGGTCACGCTTTCGCGGTCGAGCAGGTCATGAAGAACAAAGGTGTCTGAATCCAATGCCGATTGAATCGCCGCTTTGCCAGCGAGCAATACCGCCAGTTTGCCCGCCCATTCGGCGTGGGTTTCGGCTGGCGTGTCATCCACCTGGGAAAACAGATGCACGTCGAGTTTCACGCGGGCGGTGTGCGGCATGGCCGGGATTGGTTTGGCTTCCGACGGGTTGAGGACCACGCACGGACGGGTGCGGATTTCAACGCGGCGGGCGACGTGGACGGGAATCGTCTCTGGAAAATCCTCGGGCCTGTGTGTGTCGATCCACTCGGCCAGGAGTGTAGAAAGGCGGTCTTCGATCAGGTTTGGCATCTTGACCGTGGCATGCGCGTCAACTGGTGCGAATTCTTCCGGCGAGATCGATGAAAAATTCTTGCGACCAGAGATCGAGTTCGCGTGGATCTGGCAAGAATACCCGCACCTCTTCTGCAGCCTGAAGGACATCGACCGCTGCGAAGCGTTCCTCTAGCAATCGTTGCAATATGTCGCCATCGATGAGTGCACCATTCCAGTGACCCGATTGGCGCATTCTCGCATCGAGATGCAAGAGATTGGGCTCAATCTTTCTTCCGACATACCAGACGAAGTCGTAAAAATCCCGGCCCTTGATTCGTTGCTTCCATCCACGGCAAAGCACGGCATGAAGTTTACCCGCAAACAGGCTACCCAAGTCATAGAGTGTCAATTGATAGGGACTGGGGAGAAGTTGTGTGCGCACCTCCGTGGTGGCGTTTGGTGGTGGTTGAATATCGAGCTCCAGCTTGATCCGGAGTGTCTGATTTTTTGGCAATCGTTGTGCGAGATCCGGCGGTGCTCCGATGTGTAATAAATTGAGTTGAGTGTTTCCCTTGAGAAATGCCGATTCGATGCCCGTCGCGTGCCCGACAGATTTGGTTTCGGCATCAAAGCGAAAGCCCCAGGATTCCAACTCCGTGGCAATCGCGGGGAGGTAGGTTTCCAAGCGTGTCGAGTCTCCTTCGCACAGGAGGGTGAAATCGAGATCCTCCGAGAAGCGACGCAGACCATGAATGATGCGCAGCGCGGTTCCTCCATAGAAGGCAGCATGGTCAAAGAATCCTCCGCGCCACAGGCCTAACAGAGCGATTTCTTGAACGACCTCGCGCGCCGCGTTCTGATAGTCAGTCGGCGTTTTCGGCTGGTATTGATTCAGCATGTCTTGAAGTGCGGCGTTCATGATTCGATGAGGTGGTTCTTTTCGGCAAAGCGGAGGAGCCAGCGCACCGAAGGTCTGCCGTAGCCATCGGCACATTCTTGCAGCTGCGGATGATCGAGGCCGGAGCGAAGAGCGATGCGCATCTCCTTCCACCATCGGGCCACATCGGCGATCGAGCGGAAACCCGCTTCACGCGCGATCCGATCCACCAGTGCCTTGGTCGGACTGGCAATGAGAAAGGGGAGGTCCGAATCCGTCATGCGGTGAATGCCTGCTGGATAGACGGACTTGGGGATGGCGAGGTAGCGAAAATGACCGTAGTCGTTTTCAAATGATGCGGCGCGCTTGATAGTGGCGGAGAGAATTTCGGTGACGCGTTCGGGGATCATCCCGTGCCAGGCGAGTGCGGTTTCGAAGCTGATGTAGGATGGCCCGTAAATTGATCCAGCCAGACACAGGGGATCGAGATCCCTGCGGCTGGCATAGAGCCCTCGACGCAGTAAAATCAACGCGCCAGTCTCCAGCAAACGAGCGATTTTTCCCCGTTGATCTGCGATTCCCCTTAGTGCATGGCGCATCGAGGTGATATCGTAAATTGGCTCACTCAGGATCACTTTCTGCATGATTTCAACGGGAAAATTGCCAATATAGCAACTTTCTTGAGAAAATCAAGCATTATCTCGTGTGACGACCAAGCACTCGATTCGTGCGGTCATTGATTTTCCGCAGCGAGGTGGCGAGTTCTTTTCGCAGTCGTCCCGCTGCAACTTCCAGTGCGAGACTGACTGTTTTGTAAGTGGTCACGTCGTCGATGTAGTCGAGATTGTTGACCAGAGTGACGGAAGCCTTGTCGCCGGTTTTGATTGTGGCCGATCCCGGAGACTGCTTGTGCCGGGTCGCCCACTGGACCGCTCCGCGGATGCGCCCGCCGATGGACTTGCCCGCGTTGATCCATGAGCCCTTGGCGAAACCAACCCGCTTCTGGATGCGGGCGATATAGGTTTCGCGGGCCTTGGGACTGGTGACGATTTGCTTCGGCTTGGCCGCGCCAAGCTGCCCCCACTTGTGAAGTTTTGGATCCAGGCGTCCCACCGAAAGGTCCTTCCAGCCCGAACTCGTCTGCCGCAGATTGTTTTCGGCCCGCGAAAATCTTCGGTTCTGGATGTTCGCCCAGAATCTGTCGGCTGCCGCCGGGTCCGACTTGCGGATTTCCTCGAAGGCATCCGATGGCAGTGCGAACACGCCACTGATGTCCTTGGCCACTGCATCCTCGCCGGTCTTGCGGGCCTTTTCCGAGAACCCGAACGGGCGGGTATTGCGTGCGAGTTCCACGGAGAGTCCCCGCGCTTCTTGTTTCACAAGGGACAGCAGAGTCCGTTCTACTTTTTCCGGATAGCGGCGCAGCAGGCGTGCGACGTCGTATGCTCCCTTGAGTTTGGCAGTAAAGCGGACGGCATCACTCATCGGTGGAGGAAAGGCTGAGGGTGAGCAAAGGCGAACGTGGATGGTTGTCGACTTTGGTGATCCTGTATTCAGTGCCGTCCACTTCGATCCGCTCGCCGAATTTTGGCAAGTCGGCGGGGAATGCCCGCATCGGCACGCGCAGGCTGAGATCCGGTGATTCCACAAACCCACCCATGTCGATCTGCTGGTCGTTGCGCACGCGGCTCACAAGCACGAGCAGGTTGATGTCCTTCCACCGCGCCTTCACGCCATGCTCTGATAGAAGCTGTTGAAGATCCGAGAGGATTTCCGATTCGAGACTCATGCCGATGTGGTGCTGTCAAAATGAAACACCCCCTCCAGTTTCCCGGAGAGGGTGATGGATGCCAATCGAACTCCAAATCGCTTACGGCTTGACGATACGCTTGAGTGCGTCGGTTTTCGCCGGAGCGAAGCCATAGAGGCATTCGAGGGTGACGAAGATTTTGTTCGCTCGGGTGTCGGTGAAGCGCAGGTAGCCGAAGGTCATGCCTGTCTGCGGATCGGTGACGGCGCCAGCCTGCTGGTAGTCGGCAACTGGTTGGAGGTAGCGCATGGCAACAGCGACGGCGCTGGAGTGCGCAGCGAAGCCAACCAGCTTTTCCGCGTGATCCGATGGGATCAGAGTCGTCTCGTGGAGGTTGAATCCGGCGATCCGCTTGACCATGCCTTCAGTGACGGCTGGAGCATTGAGGTTCAGGTTGAAACTCTTGGCCACCACGTCGTCGGCGAGCATGTTGGTGTAGTAGCCGGAATCGAGCACCAGCGAACGTGGGTTGGGCGGCATCTTGGCATTGCCGCAAGCTTCGCGCAGGCTGAGCACCTTCTTGTAATCGAAGGCGGTGGCGGCGAGGGCGGTGATGCCGGGTGCGCCGAAGTTGGCGAGCGTAATGCAACTGAAGATGTCCACCAACACGTCTTGGGCCAACTGCTGAGCGGCGGCTTCCACCAGGGCTTCAAGCGCGTTGAGAGATGTCTCGGCGGATTCCCGGGCCGTCACATGCACGGTTTTGTATTTGTGGCGGTTGAGCGTGATCGGAACCACGGTGACCGTTGAATCGGCATTGGCCGAGTAGTCGCCTGCGAAGTCGCTCGACGTGCTGGGCGCTCCGACGAGAGGAACACGCACGGTATCGAGTTTGTCGGCCGGCATCGGACTGAAGTCGGTAGAAAACGCCGTGACCGGCAGAAGGTTCGACATGAAGGGCATGAGCGCGCGTTGCGCAACCTTGATGTCTTTGACGTTGGTGAGGGTGTTGGACATGGCGTGTTATCAGGCTTGGTGTTTGAGGATGAGGGCTTGTTGTTCGGTAGTGAGCTTGCGCCAGAAGGCGGTCTGGGCAGCCGGGTCGGTGATGGCGGCGAACTGCGCATGGAGGTCGGCAGCCTGGGTGGCGTCACCGGCTGGAGTGACGCGGGCAGGAAGCGTGGTGCCGGTAGAGGCGACGACGCGGGAAACCTCGATCTGGACACGCTTGTCGAAGTCGGTCTGGGATGCTTCCAGCTCGGTGATGCGGGATTGCATCATGGCAACACGGGCGCTGGCGGAATCGCGCTCGGTGATCAGGTTGGTCGCTTGGTTTTTCGCCTCGTCGCGCTCCGCTTTCAGCGTGTCGATTTCAGCAGAAAGCAACTCCACTTCGCCGCGCAGCGAATCCTGAGTGGCGGAGGCTTCGGTAAGAAGCTCGGCTTGGGCTTTGTGATCCCGCGTGAGGTCATCGACCTGGGTGCGGGCTTCCAGTAGTTGGTCTTCGAGTGCGGTAGTCATCACCCGTGATTTCGTGTCAACCGAGGTGTGATAGACGCGGAGCCTCCGCATGGCTTCTGCGCGGTCGGGAACCATGCCTGCGAGGTTGTGGCGTTGTGCCTGCTTGCCGCTAAAAGTTTGTCCTTCCATCGCTTCCACAGGGATGGCGCGTCCGCGCGCAAGAACAGCGGAATGGAATTCACTGGCGATCTCGGCGAGGTTCGCAGAAATGAGTTCTCGTTGGTCATCCGTCAGTGGTGT